TTGGTTTTAAATTTCTATCAGGTGCTCTTTCTCTATCACCCATATACCCACCATCTTTGGCAAAGACTGTGCCATTCATGATCTTAGGTACATTTGTTCCGCCACCAGAAGCGTTCATTGCTTCCAATTGACTGACACCATACTTTTGAACTGCCCCACGAGACATAACAAACTCACCATCAGTGAGCATCGCAGGAACTTTATCAATACCGCCCGGTCCATCTACTTCACCTGAAGATGGAACTTCTAATGTGACTGAACTTGGTTCTGAAAGTTTAACAGTATTACTTTTTTTTGCGCCAAAGAGACTACCAATACCAGCTCCAGCAAGCGTTCCAAGTGGACCAAAAATAGATCCAATTGCAGCACCGCGAGACATTCCACTATTACTTTTATCTTTTTTTGGAAAAGATTCTGGTTTAAATGGTTTTGCTAAACCTCCACCAGAGAATCCTTGTGTTTGTTTTTCTTCACCACTACTCGTTAATGAATTTACACCTGCATATGTTCCACCAACTACTAAAGCAGTTCCAATTCCTTTAATAAGTCTACCACGTTTTCCTAAAAATCTTGCAACTCCTCTGGCACCTTTTAGTTTTTTAGCTGCTAATAACTTGGCAATAGCAATTCCAAGTTTTAATGCACCACTAATAAGAGTTTTTGTAAGACCTACAACAAATCTACCAAGACCAGTACCAAATACAAGGTAAAGTGTTATTAATTTTTTCCAATGATCTCCTAAGAATCTAATTATACTTTGAACTTTACTTCTATTATCTGGATCAGAAAACCAATCAATAAATTTATTTAAAAATCTTGCAAGAAGAACAGTAGTAATGAATCCAAATATTTTATCAAGTAAACTTTTGACTGGTGCGATTACTTTCTGAGTTGTCTTTGCTAATCCTTTAAATGCTTTTTCTAATCCACTCTCTTGCAGTTTTCTTTTAGTTTTCTCTGTAGATTTTCTATCTTTTTCAGCATTCTTTTCCTCTAACTTATATTGCTCCCTCAACATGTCACTAATATTAGTAACCGATTTAAGAATCGATTCTAAAATATTTTTATCTTCATTGGATTTTATATCCTCGACATTTATTTTAGTTTTTTTTGCAACAATTGCTCCACCTTTAACGGTCCCTGGTAGTGCTTTTTGATCTAAATTTAATTTGTCTGATTTCTTTTTATCAAAGAAAGCATTTGAGTTTATTGTTGACTTCTTTTCTTTAAATTTTGGGTCTGCTGCCTTTCTAGACTTTCTTACTTTTACTACTTCTTCTAAAAGAACCTTAGATCTTTCATCACCAGCACCTTTTGTTTTGACTAAAATTATTGCAATTGCTTCTTTTAAGGCACTAAGATAATCCTCTTCCTCTGACAAATTGTCAAGGTCAATACCCATTCCTAAGAGTATTTCTATTGGATCTGTAGTAGTCCTAGATGCCATTCGATTGTTGTTGTTTTAATTTCTCTTCTTCAAGATGATTTTGAAGTAATGCTACATAAACATCCCTTTCCCAGGGAATCATATTTTCAATCTCAGTTAATGAGTATTTATGGTACTGCATCAAGGAAAAATTAAGAGTATAATAAGCCTCAACACTCATATGAACGAGGCTTATGCGAAAAAACTTGCTAATCCCTCAAGTACAACCTCACTCTCAACTTTTGTTTTAGGATTAGTAACCTTAATTGTATGTGACAACTTCGGCATCGTCTCAAAAAATTCTTCAATACCTTTGAATTGAGAAGAATTCATTGACTCAAGAAATTCATTTACTTCTTTTTTAGAACAATCCGCAGTTGCCCATACTTCCTCTCCACTACAAATAGAATCAATACAAGATGCAATTAATTCAAATGATTGATCCATTGCATTTTTATCATTAAGATTAAAATTACTCTTAATGAATTGATCTAATGATGGATACTTCATCACCATCATAATATCATCATCAACTTTTATTTGATTGCTGTGATTATCATCCTTTTGTACTTTGATTTCATCAATATCAATCTTAACTTCTACCTGAGTTTCTTCATCATCAGGGCAAATAATATTTACTTCAATATTTTCACCAACAGATTTGCCCCTAATGTTAAGGAACAAATATTCAATATCAAAAGTAGGTAGTGCTTCTACTTTAATACCTTTCGACTGGATACAATTTTTAATAACCGCTTTAATTGCATTCGTGATCTGTTTTGTATCTTCACTTTCTAATGCAAGTACAAGAACCTTCTCCTCCTTTACAAGAAAAGGTCTATATTTAACTGTCTCTCCTGTTGATGGCAATTCAAGTTCATAAGTTGGTGTAGCAATCTTTGGTAATGGCATGATGTCTTATAGATTTATTTCAGTGCAAATATTTATGCTACATTAGAAGAGAAAAAATTTAAGTTATTAAAACCATCAAGAAAATTTTGTGAAATATTTTGGTTTATTGTATTTGACAACTGACTATTATTTGTAGATGCTGGCAAACTTTCTGATGGTTTTTTCATGGCAACAACATATCTAATATAACTCATAGATACCGTACATTTTAAAAGACTAGATGCCTCATATGAAACTGGCATCGATGCAATAGAAAGTGGAAATGATCTTACAAAATTATATTCGAGAACGTTTCCTGTTGGTTTTTTGTATCCACCTCGACTTGAACTTGCATAAGTATCTCTTTCAAATTTAATAACTTTCAATCCCTGATCAGCAGTATAATCATCTGGATAATTCATTCTATAAAAATAATTTTTATTTGCCAACTCATTCCTACTCTCCTCAACAAAATTAGTTGTAGTTGCTCCACCACTTATAAAGTCTATCCAAGTTTCAAAAAATTTAATTGGAAGATAATTTCCAGCATCAACATAAAAAGTCAAGTCAATTCTATCATCAAACATTCTACGGTGGACATGTCTTTCAGTGACACCAGTCCTATCATTATTAACTTCAAAGGTTGCAAGACTTGAACCAGGAAGAACTGCCTCAGAACACAGAAGATTTATAGAGTCTTGATCTTTTGTTGGCCAAGAAACTCCATTCTCCTGTAATTTTTTTTTAAATACCTCTGTTGATCCATTAGCACCAGGCACTGGAATCTCAACATAAAAATGTGAGGTAAGAGAAGGTCTTAATAATGTTGATGTTATGTCTGAGACTGACTTTATGCTAGGCATTTATAAATATTTTAACCTTATATATTATGTATGGCAGAAAGTATCAAGAGTAAATACAAACCATCATTTCCTAAGAAATATAAAGGAAATCCTAACAATATTATATGTCGTAGTAGTTGGGAAAGAAAGTTTTGTCACTACTGTGATTTGAATGAGAACATTCTTGAGTGGGGTAGTGAAGAATTTTACATACCATACATCTCACCAATAGATAAAAGAGTTCATCGTTACTTTCCAGACTTTATTATCAAAGTGCAGGAAAGCACAGGACAGATTAAGACTTATGTAATTGAAGTCAAACCAAAAAGACAAACTATAGAACCTAAGAAAAGGTCAAGAGTTACTAAGTCATACATCTATGAGTGTAAAACATATGCAGTCAATCAAGCAAAGTGGAAAGCTGCAATTGAGTTTTGTGAGGACAGAAGAATTAATTTTAAAGTAATCACAGAGGACGAACTCGGAATCAAATGAACCGTATTGAACAACTCATTCCAGATCTCAATAACAAAACGAATGATCAAGAAGAGATGATGCTTGAGATCATGGGTGTGTTGAATGATACTGTTACTCCTATACCAGAAGCAGGAAAGTTTTATACCTTTGTTTATACTGCAAAGACACCTCGCATAACATATGATCAACACCCATTGATTGCCTGCACAGATGTGTTCCGTTGGGGATTTCGTGGAGCAAACTTTCACCTAGGTGAGTATCGAAATTATACTTGGGAAGAAGTAGCAGGTCAACTTTATATTGTTGACTATGAAGAACTAGGAGACTTGCTTTCTATACCTTATGGACTTATGAAAGATACTTACTAAATAGATAAAAAAGTGGTGCGTAATGGCAACATATGGAGGTTCTGGTAGAAGTTTTTCACTACCAGGTTTAGACAATTTGCCGCATAATCAGTTTTGGGAAAAAGTTGATTCCACCACTGGTGAAACTACTATATACAGAAGATATCCTGGGATATTTAATAGTGCCGTAGGAGAGTCAAACGTAGAAATTGGAAAAGTAAAACCCCCAAGCAAAACTTTTATTCCTACCAATAATCCTGCTGCTGGTGGTTTTGATACTGCATTAAAACCAGATGAAAGAAAAATATTTTTAAGTCCTAAAGTTCAACAAGAATTAAGGAATCAAGCAGTAAAAACTGCAAAAGATGGATGTATTGCAGTGAATCCCGGCAATATACCGGCATGTGCTAAGAGAGCAGAAGAGTTACTTGATACTGGAAAAGCAATCACACCACAAGATGCAGATGCAGCAACGGTTGGAGAGGATAATATATCACAATTATCAGAACTTTTTGATAAAATAAAAGATATAGAAGGAACTAATAAAGGTATAAGTCAAGAACTATTAAGATATCCTGTTGACATGGCAAA